TGCAGACGTCACAGATGGCACCAATGTCGGCGCAGCGCTCACAGGATACACCACAGAGACATCAATAGCTTCTGGCGACTTAATCCCCGTGTATGACACTTCCGCGACTGCATGGCGCAAGGCAGCGATCTCAGACGCTATTGCAGCGGGGCCAAAGGGCCAAAAGGGTCAAACAGGCGTTACGGGAGACAAAGGACAGAAAGGCGAAATCGGGGCCACGGGAAACACTGGTGCTACGGGGCCAACTGGATCAAAGGGCCAGAAAGGCGAACAGGGTATCCAAGGCGTTACGGGCGCGAAGGGTCAAAAAGGTGAAATCGGCGCGGATGGTTCAGATGGTGCTAACGGGGCCAAAGGGCAGAAAGGCGAGATCGGGGCAACTGGTCCAACTGGTTCCGCTGGTTCAAATGGCTCCAAGGGACAGAAGGGTGAGGTAGGTTCTCAGGGTATTCAAGGAGCAACGGGGCCAACAGGATCAACTGGTGCAAAAGGCCAAAAGGGTGAGGTGGGAAACACAGGCGGCACGGGGCCGACTGGGAGCACAGGGCCAACAGGGCCGAACGGAGCCAAAGGACAGAAAGGCCAGACAGGAGCCACGGGTCCGCAAGGTGCAACTGGCGCAAGAGGACCGACAGGATTGACAGGGCCGACTGGACCCACTGGTTCTACCGGAGGCACAGGCCCGCAGGGTCAAAAAGGACAAAAGGGCCAGACAGGGAACACGGGTCCAACTGGACCGACCGGCCAAAAGGGGCAAAAAGGACAAACCGGCGCGACAGGCCCGACCGGAGCGCGGGGACCAACTGGCCCCACGGGGGCGACAGGAGCGAAGGGACAGAAAGGCCAAACTGGGAGCACAGGACCGACAGGTGGAACTGGCCCCACGGGTGCGCGTGGACCGACAGGTCCAACTGGCCCCACGGGTCAAAAAGGACAGAAGGGGCAAACTGGGAGCACAGGACCGACAGGGAGCACAGGACCGACTGGCGCTCGTGGGCCAACAGGGCCGACAGGAGCACGAGGCCCGACAGGGCCAACTGGCCCATCTGGCCCTCTGTACGGATGGCTAAGTCAAGGTCAAAACGGCATGACCGCACGGGGCTTAGTGAACTTGGGTAATTCCGCTAATGGAACAATATTTACGGCTGGAAATGCTGGTTATTATTTTGTTGGGTGGGGAAGGCAGTCGAACCCAAATAGAAATCATTGGGGTTTAAATACAAACAATTCTAATTCTTGGGTTATGCCGATGGGTTATCAGACCAGTCAAGGTGGATCCTTCTCACCTCTGATAGCCAATCCAATGGGTTCTCAAAACAATTATGCTACAATCGGAACTACAAGTGGTTTTGTTTACATGCACTATCAGGGCAGGGTCAACGGAGGTCAAGCTTTGAAGGTCAGTAAGGGAGCCAGCGGAAGTAATGCTGATGGGGGTTATTATGGTCAAAACTGGACATGGAACTCATAGGGGGTAAAATGAGTCAAGTTTTAGCAAGATTTGAAGGTGAAACAGTATATGAAATTCATGCTGTCGTGGTTTGTAAAAGAGATTTTGCGAACCCCACACAGAATGTTTATTTCCAGTTTGACGCATCGGTTGATGGGGAGAGATTGGCAGATAGAGATTATATATATGGGCAAAATAATGATGCAGAAATAGACGCTTTCTGTGCTCAGTATATTGCAGAAAACGGTGTCGCAGAAGCGGATTACCATACAGTAGAGGAATTAGATTTCAGTGATGAGACCTAAGATTAGGTTTAGCTTGGACGAAAGTTTCACCAAGGCTTTTCCAGAACCAGAAAGATCAATTAGATTTGCGCCAAAATGGTTCAAAAAAATAAAGGAAGATTTTACTAAGGACGGATTCCCGATTAGGGGTGTTAAGGCTTGCATACCTTTTTTGGATGTAATGCAGTCTGGATTTATTATCCCTGCTTGGTGTGATTTTCAATTTGAACTTATTAAGCCAATAGAAGTTTATGCTAGTGGGATTTCTGATCCTGTGGCTATTGTAAACCCAAGGACTGGGTTGAAACCAGAATTTAAATTAGGGTCTGTGCTTCAAGATGGGTCGGTTATCTCAAGTATTGAAGAAGGAAAAATACCTAAGTTATTTTTTACCAATATTGCGCCCCAAGGTTTCCCATATGATAGTAGCAGCTATAACCATACCTTCCATCCAGCCTCACAATTAGAAGGATCAAATATAACAAAGATTTTTCCCAATAATGCCGTTGTCAATAAGTTTAATTCTCCTTGGTTTATTAAGACGCCAAAAGGGTATTCATGTTATTTTAAAAATCCACCAAATGTTTTTGATAGAAAGATTGAGCTTTTTGAGGCAATAGTAGACACGGATTATTATTCTGATAACACCATAAATTTTCCGTTTGTTTGTCGAGAACAAAAAGAAGGCATTTTCCACATAGAGGCAGGTGAACCACTCATTCATGTCGTGCCCTTTAAGAGGGAAACACTTGATAAAGAAATTGGAACGTTCGACCCATCAACAGCCCCTGCCAGAAAGATGAAAGGGATAATGTCTTTTACGGACCGTAATAGGTATAAAAAGCATTTTTGGTCAAGAACTAGGGAGAAATAAATTATGCGGATAAATTGGCAGTTGTGGCGCTCAAGGGTCACGAAAGAAACTTGTGAGCAAATTATTTCAAATGTTCCAAGCACACAAGAAGCAACAACTTTCGGCGGCGAGAGCACTCACAGAAGTAGCAAAATACACTTTATTGAACATGACACTCCAGACTATGCTTTAGCGATGCAAATGCTTGGTTTTTTTGTAAACGAAGCAAACGAAAAAGTTTTTGGCTTCAATATTCATCAGAAAGCCGATTTCCAATATACTGAATATCGCGCAAGCGAAGATGGACATTATGGGCTGCACCATGACATTGATTGGAACCGTGATGATGGTTTTGACAGGAAACTATCAATTACAGTTCAGCTTTCAGCCCCAGAAGATTATGATGGCGGCGACTTTGTTTTTACTGAGGTCGAAAACCTACCCGAAGGATATAAAGAACAGGGTAGTGTTCTCGTTTTCCCTAGTTACCTGACGCATCAAGTTACACCCGTGACTAGAGGCGTAAGGCGCTCTCTGGTTGCTTGGTTTGAAGGGCCAAGGTGGCAATAATGGATGTAAGAGAATTTAATCTATTAGGCACACGCGCTTTTCAGATTGATAATTTCTATGACAACGTTGGTTTTATCATGGATATTCTTTTGTCTGGCCCAACTAATCAGGTAATTACAGAACACCCTATGCACGGAACTGAGTTCTTTGATCTACGCCACCATAGAAAAGAGCCAGCGTTAAAAAAATATACCGATCAAGTTGTTAGCCTTTTAAATGACACAAGTTTTGAGGTTTATAAAGAAGATGGCATCGATGTTTTAGACACCAACTTTATGAGGTGGAAGAAATCAGATTGGAACAATTACGAAGAAAACTTTTGGTTCCCGCATCTAGATAATGGCTGGGTTTGTTTGGTTTACCTTAATGAGGCAGAGACTAACGGAACCAATATTTATAAAGATAAATATGGAAAAATATATGAATATGGGGGTCGGGCGACGCAAGAGGATCGTGACCCTTGGAAGCGTAAATCTGACTTTGAATTAGTGGATTATCTCGCACCAAAATTTAATAGAGGGTTCTTATTCGATGCATCTAAGGTGCCGCATGGCGCAGCGGTAAATGATGAAACGTATTTTTATTCTGAGGCAGAAAAAGACTACGGTAAGCACAGGTTAAACCAAGCGTTATTCTTTTTTCCATCGTAAGGAAAAAGGGTGGCCATAGTCTATCAAATTTCTTTGCATGGTAACGCTTTCGACGCCAGAGGTAAGGATTGGGCGCAAATAATAAGAGAGAGCGGTTGTAAGCCCGATAGAGAGTGGGTTGACCCCCTTATGGGGCGAGGGTTGCTTAAAACGGAGTTTGGTTGCTCTGTGAGCCATTATAGGGTCTGGCAGAAAATTGCCCGCTCTGGCGTTGCTGGTATTGTTCTTGAGGAAGATGCGGTTTTTGTTTCCTTTGATGTTGCGGAGATTGACGGGCTTTTAAAAACTTATGATAGCGTTTGGCTAGGCCACAGGGAGAACGGCCTTGGATATTGGTATAATGCTCACGCATATGCCATAACCCCTAAAATGGCGGCGACATTGTGTGAAGGGTTTGCGGAAAACATTATCCCCGCCGACGAGTGGTTGCCCCTTAAGCTTAAAAATTATTCTAACTATTTTTATCGCCCCGAACTTGTTAAACAAATACCAAGGTCAATCAGGCCGAGTACAATAGAAAGGGAGGCAAGTATGCCACATATTATCACTGTAGGAACAGATCGATCAAAAATTTGGCCGCTTAAGGTATCAGCTGAAAAATTTGCAAATAATTTTAAAAACCTTGGTCAAGGTGTTGATTGGCGCGGCGGCACAATGGAGGCGCAAGGTGGTGGTCAAAAAATTAATTTAATCAGGAAAGAATTACAGTCCTTGACACCAGAGACGGTAGTTATGTTTGTTGATGGTTACGATGTAATTTTTTTAGATACGCTAAGCGCGATTGCAGAAAGGTTTGCGGGCTTTGAGTGTGACATTTTATTTGCGGCTGAAAAAACGTGCTGGCCCTCTACAGATAGATCAGATTACTTCCCTCCATCTCAAACCCCGTATCGATTTTTAAATAGTGGTGCATTTATCGGATCGTCAACAAAGTTGCTTAAATTTTTAGATGAAGCTGTTGCAGATGACGAAGATGATCAGGCGTGGATGCAAGATAGATTTTTGCACTCGGACCATAAGCTTAATATAAAACTTGATTATGAAGGGTATATTTTCCAGTGTGATGATGATGTTTCCGTTATTGATGGGCAAGTATTAAACGGAATGTGCGCTCCTTGCGTGTATCATGGGAACGGTGGTGAAGATGCAAAGCAAAGGTTCTTCGCTCTTTGCGATAAGCTTGGTTATCGTCAGGATAAAACAAAGCAAATAGTATCACCAGCCTACCATCAAACAGAGGAATACCAACAGGTCGCAAAAGATATTCTTATTTCACCATTATTCACCCCAGAATATTGCCAAGAAATAATCCAACGGGCCGATGCCCTTGGCAAGTGGGAACCAATGGACGGCGATAAATTTCCAGCTCAAGAAATTCGTGTGCGAGATATTGGCATGTGGGATGAAATAGAAGCAATATGGGAAAATAAACTTGGGAAAATTGCTGAAAACCATTGGACGCCGATGGAGCATATTGGCCTTAGGGATGCTTTTGTCATGCGTTATGCAATGGACACACAGACAAGCCTTGCGTTCCACACAGATGCCTCTCTTGTAACAGGCAGTGTAAAGCTTAACGGAGATTATGAGGGTGGAGAATTAGTTTTTCCACACCAAAATTTTGACAATGCGAATGTTGCTGATGGCGCATGTTTGCTTTTCCCAAGCGCTGTAACGCATGGTCATAAGGTAAACCCTTTGATTAAGGGCGTTAAATACAGCTTGACCATGTGGACTAGCCGCTATGAAGGCGATGTAAATGGATAAGTTTTTCGTAGAGGTGGGGGCGGCAAATTTCGATACTTGTTTGCCCCTTGCCGATGCCGGTTGGGCGGGCATTGTCGTGGAGCCAATCCCAAAAATGGCGATGGAGCTTAGGAAGATTTATCAAGACACAAGTGTTAGGGTTATTCAAGGCGCTGTTTCTGACTTCGATGGCGAGGTAGAGATTGCCGTGGCGCGGGATGATGGCACTTGGCTTGCTGGGTGTTCCCACATAGTTTCAAAAAATCATTTGGGCTATAAGTTAAGCACTAGCCCAGATCGAGAAGGCGATTTTGAGCAAACCATAAAATCAAAATGTTTTACCCTTGATGCGTTGTTAAAACAGGTTCCCAGCGTTGATTTTTTAAAGGTTGATGCAGAGGGCCACGAATTAAATATT